GTGTGGATGTTTCGCTTTTGGGCGTTGAGTGCTTCCTGAAGTCCCATTGTGTCCCCGTTCTCATTAGTCACTTGCGTAACACGATCATCTTATTGGTAGATCAGTCAGACCTGTGTATTTCATCAACGTATTCTCCCGCGCCATGACAATCAGAGCAATCGGAGTAACGCATGACTACTTCTCGGCAGGCTTCTCGACTACAGGAACCTCAACAACGGGGGAAGCAAAATGAGCCATGATTTCCCTACTTAGCCGTTCGAATAATTACAACGCCCGAACCACCAGCACCACCAGTATTAGCATTTGCGCCACCAGAACCGCCGCCACCAGATCCAGTATTTGTAGCGCCAGCAGTAGGCGCACTTGCGTTAGTGCCGCCATTACCGCCAATACTTGATCCGCCAGCACCACCAGCAGAACCACCGTAACCACCGCCACCGCCACCGGCAGCATAAGTGACCGCTGTACCTCCCATTGAACTAGAAGTTCCAGAGCCTCCTGCGCCACCCACGCCAGAGCCAGCGCCATTTGATCCAGCAGAGCCAGACCCGCCACCACCACCAGCGCCGTTTGCTGACGCAACACCGCCAGAATTTCCTTGGCCCGAAGTTCCTGCCCCTGAAACGGTGTATGCGCCACTGGAACCACCGCCAGAACCACCAGCCATACCAGAACCAGAACCGTCAGCCTTGCCGCCAGCGCCGCCGCCTACTGCTACATACGAGCCAACAATCGACGATCCACCTTGATAACCCTGGTAGCCAACAGACGGAGCGGCACCACCCGCACCAACAGTTACTGTATAAGTACCAGTAGCCAAATACGCATTTGTAATAGATAGGAAGCCACCAGCGCCACCGCCGCCAGCGTCACTACTTCCGCCAGAGATTCCAGCGCCACCCGAACCGCCCCCGCCAACAAGAAGCATGTCAAAAAGGCCACCCGGTGAAAACGTGATCGAACCCGAACCAGTGAACTTGTAATAGTTGTACGTTGCGTCCGACGTAATGGTAGGTGAACCAGTCGTCGAACTAATTGACGCTTTTGGGAGAGCACCACCTGCCAAGTAGTACCAGACAGAAGACGACACGTTATACAGCGCGAATGAAGCGTTCGCCGGGATCGTGATACTCGCATTCGTCACCGTACCCGAAGGTGTCCCGTACACCGTCACACCCGAAGGAACAGCCAACGTGAACGAAACCGCTTGAGCAATAAACGTCGTCGAATACCCAGGCGTAATACCAGACGTCGGAAGCGTGATCGTCTGCGACGACGTACTCACCGACAACACCTGCGCCATCTGCGACTGTGAAATCGTCGAAGTCGTCAACCCCGCCTGAGGAGTCACATACGGGGCGTAAATCGTGGAACCAGCCGCCGCAATAGCAGGCAACGCCATCGACGAACGTACCCGAACATCAGTAATGTTCGCGTTCACAATCGAAGTCACGTTCGTACCAACCAGAACCTGAGCCAACGCAATCGACGAAGCAGGAGTCGCCGGAACAGACGGAGAAGCCGCAGCNGTACCCGTAATCACCTGCAAAATACAATCGTTATTCGATCCCGAATACGCCGAGTCACGGATCGTCAAACACACCAAATCAATCCGCGTGTTCACAGTCGGGGCCGTAGCGATCGTCAACGTCACCGCAGCATCGTTAAACGTGTGATAGGTACCCTGCGTCGTAGACGTCGTACCCGCCACCCAAGCGTGACCGGTATTCACCGAAACCGTCATCGCAGGAGTCGCCGACTGAGTGACCTGCAAGTCAGTTGTTCCAGCTGACACGCCAGAAGTGCCGACCAGGCCAGAAATGCCAAGTCGATCATTCTCAGCTGTATGCGATCCTGATTGCAGATACAGCGGTGGAGTTCGTAAGGTCATTAGATGTATCCATTCCTAAACGAGACGTTCACGTAGGCGGCTGCGTCCACTGCCCCAGCAATCGTAGCAACAGTGGTCGATCCGGGCGGAAAACCGAACCACGATGAGCCACCAGCCAGGATATTCCTAGCCGGGTTCCCGTTGTACGTGATCGACCTGGAGCTGGGGTCAATGATGATCGTGTCGCCGACGCTCGTCGTGATGTTGAGTTGGAGGTATTGGCCGGTTGTGGAGTTCGTGATGATTGGGTTCGTCATCGCGCCATTCACAATGAATATCGGGTACACGCTGGTGTTGCCGCTGTTCGTGAACGTTGCAGACTGAGAGACAGTTCCAGTGGGGGAAACGTACGTCAAGTTATAGGTTCTATTGTACGTTCGACCCAACCCAGCGACTGGGGCCAGATTTGTCGACTGAACCGCATCGTCATAAATCCGCGGATCAGGTGCGAACAACTCCACTGTTGCAGTGATATAACCGTACGTGTAAGCAGGATCCAGGTTGATAGCACGCTTACGCACACGAGCATTCACCCGCTGCAACGAGCGACTCGGCAACTGCAACTGCAACAACCCAGTGCCCTGCTGCTGCGGAGCAAGATACGTTTTCAACGCCGACAGGTTCGTTTGGGCACTATTCGTCCCGTCGTAAACCATCAACANNTGGAGTGTGATCGTCCGACCGTTCAAGAAATCCCGGCCCGTCAACTGGCCATCAATGTAGCCNAGCGTGTCGTCCTGGACCCTCAGCGTCGGCAGATCCTCCAGACCCGTCGCCGACAGCAACTGGATCCCAGTCTGGTTCCCGAACAGCCAACCATTGAACGCAAACTGATAATTCGTTGACGGGCTAGCCATCACGCACCAACCTTCAACAGCCAGGCAACTTCCTTAGCGACCNCATGAGGATCAGCCGTCGANNTCATCGACACATTAATGTCGCGCACTGATCCAGCCCCANCAGTCGTGGACGTCGGTGCCGTCACCGCACCCATCCCCTGAGCCGTCACGGGGATCGTTACCCCACCAGACGACGCGATACCCGCAGCGATACCGGCAATTGAACCTGACGCGGCGTCCTTCATCGACTCCATGCCATTGATCAGACCCTGAACAATGTTGACGCCGTGATCAAAGAAAATCGTCGACGGTGACTGAATACCGAGCGCCGCCTTAAACGGCCCAACAATCCACCCGGGCAGGTGTGACAGGAAGAACTCCCCGATCGTAGACAACAGCGACCCCGCACCATCCAGCAAACCCTGCACGATGTTCTTGCCGACATTGAACAGCCACGTTCCCGCGTTCTTGAACACGTCCAGAACNTTCAACTCAAGTCCACCAAACCAGGTCACGACGTTCTTCACAGTGTCGAACACGTTTGTCGCGAAGTTCACGACCGCATCAATACCGGCCTGGATGGCGTTCTTCACCGAGTTGAACACTTTCTCAGTCGCGTCCTTCAACTGATTCCAGTGAGTGATCACCATGCCGATAGGAGTCAACTTGAAAGCCGTCGTGATCCAATCCCACACATCAGAGATCGCAGTCTTCACCGCATNGAACACCGTNTCCGTAACGTCCTTCAACATGTTCCAATNCGTGATCACGAACCCGATNGGTGTCATNTGGAACAACACCTTGATCACATCCCACGCATCCGTGATAGCAGTCTTGATGATGTTAAACACGACGATAGTTGTGTCCTTGATGAGGTTCCATGCTGTGATCACAATGTCTCTGAACAGTTCGCAGTTATTCCACAACAAGACAATCCCAGCGACCAGAGCAGCGATCGCAGCCATCACCGCAAGAATCGGCCAAGTCGCAGCGACCTGAGCGGCAGCGAACGAAATCATCGCAGCAGTCGCCACCGCGAGCGCAGCAACCAACACCCCACCGATAACTAACGCAACCGTCGTCATCGCGGCTTTATGTTCCATCAACCATGATGTTCCAGCTCGAATGTATTCCGTGACTTTATTGATTGCTGGTGTCAGTTTCTCAGCCAGGTTCTCAAACAAGTCATTCACGGTCGCACCCAAAGCCGACATCGTGCCGCTTAATGTTTGCGACGCTGAGTTAGCCGACCCGCCCAACCGTTTCTCCAACGCAGCAATCGCGTCATTGCCAGCGTGCTGATCCGAAGTAAGTTTCTGTTGAGCCGCAATCAATTTCTGATGCGCCGCTTCCAACTGGACCATCGCCNTCGCGTGGTTNTTCGACAAACCAATGCCAGTCTGCTGCATTTCCTGATATTTCTTACTGCTAGCTGCGAGCGCGGTCTGATCCTTCGTCAACGTTTGAGCCGACACGGAAGCGATTCCAGTATCAATACCCAACCGCTTGAGGACGNTCGTCTGACCCTCGGACNCTTTCGACACGAGNAGACCGGCCTGCGCCAAACTAATGTGCTTGTAGGTCGCAAGATCAGCGGTGGCCTGAAGCAGCGACATTGCTTTCGTTGCCGACCCGGTGCGCGTCGTCATGTCCGCGAGAACCGTCGTGACCTCAGAACCTGAGTAGCCGTATTTCGCCATACCGTCAGCGGCTGCGCTGATCTTCTCCTTCATCGCCGCCGTGTTTTGACCCGTGTTTTTCAACGCAACATCCAAGCGAGCATTCGCCGATGACATTTCGTTGTAGGCCTTCAATACTTCCCCGCCGATAGCGACCAAGGCAGTGCCGGCAACCGCGCCGCCAACCATCGCGGCCTTACCGAAATTAGAGAAACCCGTGTTGCCTTTCTCCTCAAGTTCGCCAACCTTGAGTTTGGCTTCGTCCATCTTCGCTTTAAACTCGCCGACCGAAGCGACCAGTTCAACAACGACCGGTGGCAGGAAATTACTCATCGCGTCGCCCGCTCCCAATACTCACTCAAGATCCGACGCACCTCAGGCCTTGACCGCTCAAATCCAGGCGCAACATACGGACGCGCGGGAAGATTCGACTTCCCACCACCCAACTCCTGCACTCGGGAATAGTTCATCGTCGGCCCGACCTGCACATACCAGGAACCGAAACCTTTCGGAGCAGGCTCACCCACCTGAATTGACCTACGTAGCGAACCAGTAACCAACGACGGTGGTTCACCCGGCTCACTATTCGTCGGNGTGCCTTTTTTATGCTGCTTCTTCCCCAATTCATCTCGAATCGAGTTCTGCACCGCGATACCTGCAAGCTTCAACGGCCCAGCAAGTTCNGGACCCGTAATCTTCGACTCAAACTCCTGGAACCGATCCAATGTGGCGCGGGCTTTGATGACTGCACCTATCTGCAAGCCACCGCTCATCGACCTGGACCTTTCATCGCAGCGGCTTGCCGCTTGTTCTCGATTTCTATCGATGTCCCGTCGATCTTCAGTATCCAGTCTAGCCAAACACCAGGCTGTTCCTGAATCTGATCGTATGTCCAACCAAACTTCTTAGCCAGCTGCCAATCCCGTAACTCGGTTGGGATCGGGAACCGTGCATCCCACTTGCCACCCTCAAGCGCGTCGCCTATTCGCTTGAGGGTCCGGTAGGGGAATCAGGATCAGTGCTGATCTCAAAATTCGGCATCAAATCGTTGATGTACGGGGCGACAAGTTTCTGGATTGCGTCATACGTGCCACCCGGAAGATCCATCACCGAATCAACAGTGATCGTGTCACCGAAACTCCACGATTCCACCATCGCAACAACCAACAGATCATTGAACTCGAACATGGAATGCAACGCTGCCGGATCCACTACCGACGCGGCGTTCTCCACCCCAACATCGGCAACGGCCTGCACCTGGTTCGCCATCTCGGACGCGCGTTGCAGGATCGGTCTGCGTAATCGTTCCGGCACTGCCTTCGGGTCACGAAGATCAACCCAACCACCCTCAATGTTGTATCGCATACTGTCCCATCCTCTCGTGTTATGCGTACGTGCCGGAAGGCTTCGCGTTCTGTGCCGTCACCTTGACGGGTGAATATCCTGCTGAAGTTCCCGCGTTCGTCGTGTTCGCGATGGCCTTGTAGTTCACCGACAACTCAACAAAATCCTTCGTCCGATCAATCTTTGCGACCGTAAAAGCGCACTTGTTCATGTTGAACTCAAGCGAGATCAGGGAAGCACCCGTACCCGACGAGAACTTGATATCAAGCGTCGGCTGCGTGTTTTGCAGGTAATAGTTCAGCTGCGCATCGGACTCCAGGATTAGAGTCAACGCTCCATCAACGGAAACTGGCCCGGCAAACAACTGGTACGGCTGCTGATTCCCGTCAACCGTGAATATCGGGGTCACCGGCCTCTGAATGTTGATGTTGCCGTCAGAGAGTATCGACGTCACTGAGCCGGCCAGGGTCGTCACACCAGTCCAAGCGGCCTGCGGANGGATCGTCGTGAACGAAGGGGTCGGGTTCGCGACCGAACCAACAGAACCGAAACTCATTGCCTTCGCGGTATAGGTGACCATGGCGTCAGCAGTGAACTTCGTGTCAATCTGCGCGAACTGGCAGCCCGTGAACTGGCGGGTGCTACCGGTTCCCTCAGAATAGTAGTCAGACAGCGTGTAGGTCGTCGGCTGGCCGTTCGTAGACTGCGAGTTCAGCAAAGAAATCGAATGCGTGTACGGGGCAGCAGATCCAGTCACCGTCACATCACCCAGGACACCCGCATAGATGTACGGGGTAGTGTCGATGAACAAATCACCAGCGATATCAATCTCGCTATAAATGTTGCCCTGAATTTCGTTGTATAACGCGGCCATCGATCCACGGATACCCAGATCATCCAGGTACTTCACGTTATCCAGGACACCTAGCGTTGTCCACGGGATGAAATCAGCCGGGGATGCTGCAGTGGGAGACGCGCCATTCGTGTAGCGGGTTTCCTTACCGATCCCCAGATAAGACCTAGAGCGTGGGAGCGCCATTGTCGACACCTTCCGTTACAGGAGCGGGATCAGCCACTACAGGAGCAGCCTTCTTGCTCGTATTTGATTGCACTACAAGTCCCGCCACGACCGTATCGTCAGGTAAATCTACCACTTCGCCCGCGTCCAATGTGAGAGCAAGCGTCGGGTACACGCGAGCCTCAACAGATTCAAACTTAGCCATATTCCTTATCCTACCTACGTTGTGAGAACTTCAGAAACCTCAAACTGAATTGCGCCCCATATTTCGGAAGAACCGTCATTCAACACTTTCGGTTCTCCATAAACGCCGATGAGTTCACGTTCCCCGGCCTCAAAGATGACGGGGTAGTCGTTGAGCCACCGATCGGAGCGGAGTTTGTCTTTCACTGCATCGACAACACTGTCAAAGAACGCCATGGCGGTCTCGGCATGAGTCTCAACCGAATGGCAAAACAGTTGCAACTCGACCGTGTAATGCACCCACTTCTTACCCGATGTCGCCCCGCCAATCGCGATACGTTCTTCACGGGAGCTCACGATCTGCACGATCCCGACAGCGCCCGACGCGGTACCGGTCGGCTGCCCGAAACGAAAATCTGAACCTGGAATGCGTTTCGGCATCGCCGCATAGACGGTGTTCAAACCCGAGACCGCTGGCGGTTGGAAGAAAGCAGTGACTGCCGCTCGGACAATGGCGCGACTCATCGAATACGCCGAAAAGGTTTCAGAATGTCCCACGCCGCATTCAGATCATTCACTGAAGCCGGATTCGTTGACTGAACTTGGTTTGGGGTCAGCGAAGCCATAACAAGCGAAGCATTGCCGCGTGCTTTCAGGATAGCGCTCGTGATATAGATCGCGGCCTGCTTCACAGCGGGCGGGAGAGCCGACACGGCCATGCCCGTCGCATGGCTGTATGCGGGATGCGCAGCGAGCGTCACATTCCCAGCACCAGACGCGGGAACAAACGTTGACGCGACTGTACAGATTTCTGTACTTGACCCGTCAAAGATTTGGAAACGCTGCCCAGGCATGAACCCCGACAGATCCTGCACCGGCAACGACGTCGCCGAAGCACTCACGCTCGCCGTCAAAACGGTATTCGCGTACCCATTCACGTACGTGAAAGTCACAAACTGCTCTTGATTCGCTGAATAGGATCCCGAGAACTGGATCGGTCCGAGGAACGATGCTGAATATCCCTGGATCGGAAACGTGATCGACTCCGGTTCGATCCACAACTGCGAAACGTCCACCGATGTCATGATCTGCGGGTACGGGCCGTAGGAGAGGCTCACGACCTCGCTGACGGGCGAATACCGCGGATGCACAGTCAACATTCCCTGCCGAGAAATACGCGACCGCATCGACTCAGTGTCGGTCGTGGCAGCAAGCACCTGACCACAATGCGAATCAATCCACGAAGAAGCCCGAGCAATCACGTTCGTCAATTCCTGATCGTTGATCGCCTGAGTGCCGCCACCCACAAGGTCATCAACATCGACCGCGGTCGGAGCTTGCTTGAACTCCGCGTTCGTTAAATACGGGGTTGAGAACATCGACGACACCGTGGTGATCTGATTCGTCACAGTCGATTCCCTTCACCGCCGCAGCGCGAACAAGTCCTAAACCACATGTGGAAACCGCACGATTGGCATTCAAAACCGCCCTTCGCGGTCGCGCCACCCACACCAGCCTCCGTAAAACCAGCCGATTTCAACGCCTTCACATCAGCCGCCGACTCGACGTGCACAGTCCCGTCCTTGCTCCAGCCGTATGTCTTCTTCCGACCAGTGCGAACGCCCTCAATCTCAACAGAACGAACCTGGTCGGACGGTGCAACAAGTCTTTTCATTGTTTGTCCCTTCAGAGGGTCTGTGAGGGTCGGCCCGGGACAAGAACCGACCCTCACAGACAATCAGTTGCCGTATTACGCGGCGGTGATACCGGTGATGGAACCTGACCAGGCCGGAGCCGAAGCGGTCAAAGTGCCGTACCAGTAACTGCTGGATTCGTAGGCCAGCTGGGTCATTGGCCATTGGATGCCCATGTAATCCTGCACGTTCACGACCTCCCAGCAGTTGCTGACCTGGCTGTCCGGGATGGGCAGCGTGTAGGACAGGATCGCAACGTTGCCCTGAGGCATCCAAGGATGCACAGTCATCGGGACGACCTTACCGGTGATTTCGTTCTGGATCGCGGTGATGACGCTGCCGATAACAGCGTTGCCAACCTCGTCCTGCTGAATATTCAGGCGGTAGTTCGTTGAGCTGTTGTTCTTCAACAACTCGCTGAGGGCCTTGCGGTCTGCACCGTTGAAAAGCATCTCGTCCGGATCGGCCTTCACGCTGTTGTACAGCGAGGAGAACGCGGTCTGGAACTCAGCACCCGGCGATGTGGCGTTGAAAGTGCTGTTGATGTTCTTGGTGTACCCGGAGTTTGATCCGGTGACCCAAGCCATGATTCCGTCATAGCCATTGGCGTATGCAGAGGTGTCGGTGCTGACTGCGTGAGCCACAGTGGTACCACTGGTCGGCAGAGCGCCGGTCAGACGGAACGTGAGGCTACCGGTGCGGCCTGCGTAGTACAGGGCCGAATCGGCAGGTGCAGAAGCGCCAGTTCCCACGTACACGCGGTAGCCCAGGGCACCGGTGATAGCGGAGGAAATGGTGACCACACCGACAGTGCCTGCGGAAGCAGCCACGGAAGCGATCGCTGAAGAAGCCGACTCGCCGAAATCACCAGCGTCAGCAGTGACCTTGATCCACAGGTTCGTGGTGTAGCCAGTCACCGGAGACTCGCCGGTAGCCGGCGAAGCATTGGCGATGGTCGCAGTCGGAACCGACAACGCACCCGACCAGTACGAGGTATTCGATCCCCGTCCGAACAGCAGCATTCGCTCTTCGGCAAGCATGGATGAGTACAGCAGGGACTGGGCAGACAACGCACGGATGTCTTGGAAGCCCTGCCCTGCGAACTGTGCCGCGAACGACACCTCATCCGACATGCTGAATTGGTAGTACGGGAAGATCTTGTCGTCACCCGCGTAGCTGATCTTCGCGCCACGGTTCAGGTACAAGGCGTTGCTGGAACCATTCACTGCGAAATTAGTTTGAGTGGTTTCCGCGATGCCAGGATGGAACACGGACACTCCGCCAGTGCCCGAGCCAGTGATACCCGTGATGCGCTTGATTCGGCGAGCAGTGCCCTGGCCCTTGACGCGAGCCAACTTGTTACGCAACGGGGTCGGGCGAGGTGCGAGGTACTTCGCTGGGGCCTCCAGGTCGAACGGCACCAGGCCAGTCGACACGGGGGAACCAGTGGTGAAGCCATCGCCGACAACAATGTCCTTGACGATCTCGCGACCGGCTTGAACTTGCTGCTGGATTGATGCGAGCGCGTCGGCCCCAATGGCCTTAGCGAGCATCGGGTTGCTGATGGCCTTCTCGGCCTCAGCGAGTGCAACGGCGGGGGACTGGCCCACGCCTGGGATGGACATTTCTGCTGCGGGAACGAACTCGCCACGTGCAGCGGCAGTAATCGACTTGTTGAGTGCTTCATGGAAGCCTTCAGTCTTAGCTGCGAGGTCACGCGGGTCGCTGGTCCCGAACAGGGTCTCAGGAGAGATGTTCATTGGGATTCCTTATTGTTGAGGTGGGTTTACTTTTCTGCGTCGGCAGCCAGCAGCAGATAACCCTCAATCAGTTTCGGGTCGTTTGCGGCTGCAGCCTTCGCGCGGTACTCGGCAGCTTTCGCCGCCTTTGCATCAACCACGTTCGGGGATGATGCTGCCTTAACGGCGGTGCGGACAGGACCGCGTGAAGCAGACTTCTCAACCTTCGCAACACGCTCTTCGAGCGACTTCACGCTCTTAGCAGTTGCCTCCATTGAACCGTTGCCTGCAAGTTGTGTCAGCAATGCCTCAATACGAGCGAGAACTTCGCCAAACGTGCTGGACATTTCTGAATCCTCAGAGTCGCTGGACTCTTCGGAAGATTCTTCCCCAAGTGACCCTTCAGTTTCGGATCCTTCGGAAGTTTCGGCAGCCATACCGGCGACACCGGCGACACCGTTCGGGCGGCTGGACTCTTCACCAGGCTTCTGTGATGATTCCTCGCCAGGCTTCTGCGATGACTCTTCCATCAACGTGACTGGGTTGATCGCATCCTTGGCGACGGACGATTCCTCAGACGATTCTTCGGATGATTCCTCGCTGGATTCTTCTGACGATTCTTCAACGCCAGTCTTCTCAGACGATTCCTCATCGCTCGACTCTTCCGCTCCCTTCGCGACACAATCCTTGCACATCTTGTTGTGCAGCTCGTCGGCAGGGAAAGCCTTGCCGCAATCAGAACACCGCTCCATGACGGCACCTTTCTCAATCAGGGTTTCGGTCTGCTGCACAATGCCGCCGACACTCTTAGCCAACTCCAACATGCACGACGGGTTCGCCGGGCGATCAACAAGCGACACTTCAACGATTTCCCCATCGACAATGCGTCCGCCCGGGGCGGCCTTATCGGTTACGACACGCGGGTCACGGATCCCGATTGAGAAACCTTTCAACACACCGAGTTCGACCTTGTTCACTGATGACGGATCAACGACGCGGGCGGTCACGAAATGACGGCCATTATCGGACTCAAGTTTCGTTGCAACACCAGCAGCAATATTGGAATGCTGTTCCCGAATGTTGCCGTATTTGAACCACGCAGGCATTGCGCGATCCAGCCAAGTCGGGTCGCAGATTTGCTGGTCAATGTCCAGAGTGTCATCAGTAGCAATACCAGTGACAAGCAAAGTCCCATCGGCTTGCTTCTCCTGCTTGATGATCCGCGCAAACACGCTCGTGTCAACAGTCATGATTACGCTCCCGTCACAATCCAGTGAACAGCGACAGTGCCAGCAGCAACGCCCCACAACTGATCGCCGTAATTCATTGAGAATGACTGCTCACCAAATGACTTCGCAATGTAGTGGCCCCAGTTCGAGGTCGTCACGCTTGAGTCGCCACCCAAATACAACGGGTTCGTTCCGTCAGCGTTCGTAATCAACACTGGCGACGGACTGTATTTCTGGTGCGTGTAAATTAACGTTGCGCTTGTGCCAACGTTGACTTGACCGTATTGGACAGCCACTATTCCTCCAAGAACCAAGTGTTGACTACGTCGGCACCGAGTAGCCAAAGAGCCGCAAGCCTGTGGTGCCCGTCCACGATGATTTGCGTACCGTTCGTATCGTACACGTTCGGCAGAGCACGNTTTCCTGGCTCAACATTACCCTGCGACTGGATGTATTCCGCAACTTGCGATTTCGACAACAGTNTTTGGGAGGCAAACAGGTTCGCGATCGGGACGGCTTTGATTTCCGAATCGGCCCAAACGTCAGGATCAAGTTTCGGTCGAGGCTTGATCGGCCACGGCACCGCGATATGTGTCTCGTCCACCATCGGAATGTCATCAAGTTCCCGCAACGCTTGAGCGACTGCTTCCCGAGCGACCTTCACCAGATCCGCGTCGACCGCTTTCCCATTCGACTCGATCACGGCCTGCAACACGCATAAACAGTTCGGGTGACCAGGTGGCCCGTCAACATCCCCAAATCCGTCATTGATATTCACTGGCCCCATGTCGGCGTAGCCCGCGCAAATATCACAACCGCCATCAGCGGCAGTCACCCAAACAACCTGCTCAATACCGGCATCGTTATATGTATCTAACGTGGTTTGCGTCATCGCGCTCGCTGTTTCAGTCCTGGCGACCATGTCAGACCACGACTCCACACCGCCGACACGTTGCTGAACCGCCGACTCCGGTGACCCAACTGGGTATTGGTCCAGGTGCTGCCGGATCTGCTTTGCTACAGAATCCATTGACAAACCCTGCCTTACACCATTCCCGAGAATCCTGCCCAAATCACGGTATCGAGTTTTCTCAATGCCCTTGATGATCACATCACGGTTGTCGAGCAACTTCTGGAGACCTGGGAGTTTCTTTGTCCCAATCAATTTCCTTGCCGACACTGCGTCACCAGGTTTCCAGTTACCCCAATCCAATCGGGAACGAATACCTTTTGACATCACGTCGTGAATATCGGCTGTGGCTGACACCCAAGCAACCCAAGCCGCTTCCGTGTACATGTCGGCNAACACTTGGCTAGTAGNTTCCCCAAAAATTTTNAGGTTCCGTGACTCCAGCCANGCTTCAGGATCAAGCGGGTTGTCGCGAATNAATGCGGCGACNAGTTTCTGGCTATTCACGGGTCCAAGAGAATCCAGGATTCGCTGAGCGTAAATCTTGTGCAGTNCTGTCGCTTCCTTCGCCCCCGGATACTCCGGGGGCACTATCTCGCCCCCGGCGATCACTCGCCTTCAGCACAGAATCAACTGACTTCAAATGCTCAGGCAACTGATCTTGAGTCTCATCATGAGTCTCATGCCAAGCAGCACGAATATCAGCCTTCACCTGCTGCAAATCCTCAACCGGAATCTGCACCCGATTCCCACGGAACCCACCCGAACTAAACGCAGCAGCAGCGCGACCAGTCTGAGCAGCGGTCGGCCCCGACGTNGGCGTCTCCCACAACCGNAGTTTCCACGTNGAAGGCTTCGACGGATCAGGAACATACGCAAACGCTGCCTGAGGGAACCGCATCCCATTCTCAGTTTTCATCGGCTTATCCGACTTGAAAACCGAAGCGAGTTCGCGTGCCGCAGCTGGGTCATGCTTCGCCAGCACGTTTAGAGACTTGCCTTTATCTCCGTCAAGAAACTCGAACACGAACTCGCGCTTACGGGCACCCTTCGTCCATTTCGCGAACGCAGCCAACTCAATCGACTCAAGGCTCACGGACTTATCGGGTTTCGTCATGTCNCCCTGATTGCCTTGATCACCCTCNACCAGTGGATTCATTGAACCATTCACTGGTTGGACGTCCTCGGATTCACCGGTCGCGTCCTGGCCCGATACGAGTTCCTCCACGTCAGCCAACGGCACCATCGTGTTCAGGATCAGCGGCATGTCCGCTTCGGGGAAGGAAAGCATCGGCAGACCCAATCCGTCCCTCGTCTCGTTCAGGGTTGTCACACCGTTCTTGTACCTGTCGACAGCGTTCGTGGTCTGCTGCGTGTCGTCTTCGCTGGAGCCCTGCGACAACTGGAACGTGAGATCTTTCGGCATATTCAAGAATCGGTACGACAACTGGTTCAGGAGGTCGGTGAGCCAGATGATCGTCGGCAGGAGCGTGATTTCCTCGTTCGATTGGCCTTCGCCCTGCTGCACACCGGCACCACCCAGGCCGCCTTTGGGCGCAAACCCGACTTGCGTCGGGCCGATACCGAAGTGGCCCGTGATCATTTTGACCAGCAGTTCATCCATTGCGGGATCGAAAAGTTTGTCCGGCGACGGTGAGAACTCTGGGCGAATGCCTTCGGGCAGAATGCGTGCGCGGCGACGGGCCTCCATCTTCCCGGCCATGTCATCGTTGAACACACGTTCGTACGCTCGCAAAAGTTCAGGATTGTTGCCGTA